AAAGGAAAGCCGCTATCTAATAGCAATCAACCGCCCAAAGTGATGCCTAGCAATCTCACAATCGGTGATGCGGAGTTTTCCGAATTAAACAGGCTGCTGGACGAAACCGGCAGCGACAAAGTTGCATTCTGTCAATACTTCGGGGTTGATTCTGTAGCAGCTATGCCAATGAACAAATACGCATCCGCTGTTTCCATGCTGCAGAAAAAGGTGAAAAAATGAAAATTGAAAACAGAAAATACCACCCGCAAAACTCACTCGAATTGAGCGCGGAGCGCAAGGGGCGAATCACAGCAAGTGCCGTGGGCGCAGTCCTTGGGCTGTCAAAGTTTGCCACGGCTGACGATGTTTTGCGCCGGATGGTGCGCGAGCATTTTGGCGCTGAACCTGAGTTTGTCGGAAATGTTGCAACAAAATGGGGGCATGAAAACGAGCCGCAGGCTATCGAGGATTTTGCGTTCTGGCGAGCAGAGAATGTACTGCCGCATGATTTTGTATCGTGCGAAATCGACGGCGTGTTGTGTGGCGCGTCACCCGATGGCGTGATGCAAAAAGGCGAGCGGGAATTGGTCGAAATAAAATGCCCGTACTCTTTGCGCGATCAGTCGGTGATTGCCGCTGATTTTTTAGAGGCGCACCCAGAATACTACGCGCAAATGCAGTGGCAGATGATTTGTGCAGACAAGCCATGCTGTTTGTTTGTGGTGTGGACTACACAAGGAGTTGATTTTGTGCGCGTTGAGCGTGAGTCTGATTGGCTGGATAAAAACATGCCGCGCATTAAAGCGTTTTATGATTTGTTTCAGCAAACGATTGCAGACGAAAAACTGTACGCGCCTATGCTGGAAAGCAATAAAAAAGAGTACGCCGAGCGTGACGATGATTTGTTTGTTTTTGCAGCGTTAGCGTATCAAAACGCAATTGCAGAGCAGAAAGCAGCGGAAGAGCGAGTAGAAGAGGCGCGAAAAAAACTGCTAGAAATCTGCACGGAAAACACGAAAGGCGCTGGCGTTACTGTGTACCAATCTGAGCGGAAAGGCGCTGTTGACTACAAAAAAATACCGCAACTGGACGGCGTGGACTTGGAGCAGTACCGCAAAAAATCCACAATGGTTTGGACTGTGAAGGTATCGGATTAAATGAATTGTTAGCCGTCACGAGCGGCATCGGAGAGACGAGATGAAGCGAACGATTGACCAGTGGCGGAATTGCGAGCCGAGGGCGATGGCGAACAACCAAAGCAATGCAGCAGTGCAATTTGCGCTTGAGGATGCGAAGGCTGACGTACTGGAACTGCACAAAGAAAACCAACGGCTACGAAATATAGCGCGGGCTATTGCATACCCAGAACGTGGAACGCACGAAGAAGGATATGGACTGATGGATTTTGCAAAACTGTTGCAAAGCGCATACACGGCGGAGCAGTTGTGGGTGGAACCAGAAAACAGATAACGGCTAACATCCGAGGTAAGGCCGCCGCCGAAGGCGGTCGAGCCTTCACCGAGTAGTTAGGTTTCAAGGGGATTGATTGTGCTGGTAGAAGTTGATCTGCAAGGCATTACCGGAGAAGGGGTTCTTACCCCTAGATTCACTGTTGAGATTACAGGAGAAATGCTTATGAAAATCGGACGCCTGATTGCAATGCAGAAAGGGTTGGTTCCGGATGAAGCCTGCGATGTTATGCCTGTCGCCGTGAAGTTTGTTCACGGTGAAACCTAACGTAGAGCTAAGGGGAGAGCGTAATGAGTGCAACGAATGAAGCGAGTCCAGCGACCACAGGGAGCGACCTTGAGCGACTTGTTAGGTGTGAATGCCGCGCATGTATCAAAGAGCATGACTTACGCGCTGATGGATTTGGAGGCGCGCTTCCTTTGTCTGCAAGCAAGATGATTCTGTGTCCTGAGTGCGGCAACAAGCGCTGCCCTAAGGCCAGTAACCACAGGCTGCAATGCACTGGCAGTAATGAGCCGGGACAATCTGGCAGCGTTTACACCTAACGGCCTCATTGAGCGGCAGCCCGACTAGGGCTGTCCGGCTCGAATGAGTTGTTATGCAACGAACAACAAGAGGTTTATTTTGTGGCTGTGGAATTACTGAACATTGATTGTATGGAATACATGCGAACGCTACCAGACAAGGCGTTTGATCTGGCTATTGTTGATCCGCCTTATGGTATTGGCGTTAATGTAAATATGGGGCGCAGGAAAGGGCAAGCGCATAGCGGATACCACAAGTTTGCTGGCATGGATATCGCCCCACCCCAGAGCGATTATTTTGACGAATTGCGGCGGGTGAGTAAAAACATGATTATCTGGGGGGCTAACCATTTTATTGATAATTTTCCATTTAATTGCAGCAGCCCGTGCTGGATTGTTTGGGATAAAGGCTTTAGCGAGAATGTAAGCTTTGCACAGTTTGAGCTTGCATGGACAACCTTTAAGAGTGTTTGCAAAAAGTTTGATAAATCCCCAAATGACCCTGCTCGAATACACCCAACCCAAAAGCCCGTAAAGCTATATGAGTGGCTTTTACAAAACTACGCCAAAGCAGGCGACCGGATACTGGACACGCATCTAGGCAGTGGTTCCAGTGCGATAGCGGCGCACTACGGCGGCTTTGATTTTGTAGGGTGCGAGCTTGATACAGATTATTTTAACGCAGCCAAACAGCGGTTTGAGCGGGAAACTGCCCAGCTCGCCATGTTTGGTGCATAACATTGCGGTAAGCGGCTCGCGTTAGCGAGTCCGAACGAACGCCGGGTTAGAAACCATGACAGTGATAAACCTCGCACAAGCAAAAGCAGACCGCGAACCGCACTTGAGCGGGAAGGCGAGATGCCTTGCGTGTAAGCACGAATGGGTTGCAGTAGCGCCCGTCGGTGTGATTTGGATGGAGTGCCCGGCTTGCACGCTTGAACGCGGAAGGTATGTAGCGCAAGCAGAGCGCGACGGGGCGCACTGGCACTGCAACTGCGGAAACGACTTGTTCTACGCGACGCCAGACGGGTTTTACTGCCCGAACTGCGGAGAGTGGCAACATGGTTTCTAACAGCTGAGCTATGGGGCGAGCGTAGCGAGTCCAGTGACGAACGAAGAGAGGAACGACCATGAGCGAATTGTTAGCAGGCATTTATATTCGGAGGATTGGCTTATGCGTGACGACGAGTTTGTAAACACAGGTGAAATATGCACAGTGTTCCCTGCTGATGACAGCAAGGAAGAAGGATTTAGGTGCGTTGATGTGGGAAACTTTTACAAAAACGCAAAAGGTGAACGGGTTGTCGTTACAGATATAGAAAAAGCCAAAAAATACAGCGGCTTGATAGATGTGCCTGTGTATATCAGGCGCGCTATTGACTGCTAACCTTGGAGCTAAACGGCATGATTGAGCGAAGCGAAAGCATGTCCGGCGCAGGCGAAGCCGGAGCGAATTTGAGCGACTTGTTAGGTGCAGGAGACTTGAAAATGGATAAGCCGCCAGTAGACAAAAGCATTGAGGCTGACGCAAAGCGTCTACGCTGGATGCTCAGTGGTAACGGCTATTTTTTGGAGGAACAAGGCTTGTGTGGCCATGCCCCGTGCAGTGAATCTGAGCAGGATAATGCTCGCAGGGAAATTGATGAAATGATGCAACTGCAAGGCTGCACCTAACGAAAAGCTAAGTGGCGGCGCTTGCGCCGTCCAGTGGAGGCCGCAGGCCGTAACGTACTTGAGCGCCTTGTTAGGTGCTGGAGATTGGAATGAACAGTGTTTTTGTTTGGACATTTGGTGATGTTGTGGGGCTTTTTATTTGCGGCATAATCGTGTTTTTTGTTGCTGTGCAATCGTTCTCTCAGTGGGTTAAGCAATCACGGTGTAAGCATGACGGCGGCGTACATGAGACAATGGCGTGCGACGCCATGTGCAACAAATGTGGAAAAAATCTTGGCTTCATTGGAAGCTGGCGCAAGAAAAGCACCTAACTAATCTTATACCCCAAAACTGTTAACCTGAGAGGTAAAGAAGA